TACAAAACTCAGCAAATTCTGAGTTTATGTACCAGTCGCGGTGCAGTGCATGATTTCGAGTTGTTCAAACGCAATTTAAACCAGATTCCTTTTGGGGCTTTTATCCTTGCAGATAAAGGCTATCAGGGGATTTATGTGTTGTATCCGAATAGCCTGTTGCCATTAAAAGCCAAAAGACATTGTAAATTGGATCCTGAATTGAAAATCTATAATCAAGAAATCAATAAAAGAAGAATCGGAATTGAGCATGTATTTGGCAGCCTGAAAACCTTCAAAATCCTTGCTGAGCGTTATCGAAATAGAGGTAAAAGGCTTGGTTTGAGATTCAATTTAATCGCTGGAATCTACAACTTGGAACTGAGCAAAAAATGATTTATGAAAGAGGTCTAATAATTTAGGCATCTTTTTACAATACATTTTTTTCAAGAAACAGGAGGTACCGTAAAAAATACCGTAAAAGATTACGGTATCCTAAAACGCCTTTGGATAGTATCGGACAACCCAGTTACGTAAGTTATTAATTTTTAATAATATTAGGATTAAATCGGATGTGATCAAACAAGGAAATGGTGCGCTCAGCGGGACTCGAACCCAAGATAATTTTTGATAATTGCTCATATAATTTAATGATTTATCGGATTGAACTGTTTGAAATATGGCTTATATGGGAATGGAATACATAAATTCACTCTTTTATGCATATTCAGGCCATTGGCTTTGCTGACCTGGCTTTGAGCTTATTTTTATTGTTTGGGGCTATGTAAGCGTCTGGAGTAATAAAGTAAGGCACAAAAAAAAGCGCTTAAACAATTAAGCACTTAGATAACGAACAGAATGTAATAAATGGAGTAATAATCAAGTAATAGAAATTACTGGTTAATGTAATTATTGATCTTGGTTAAGTAGTCTGGAATGTCTTCAGCAATTAATTTACCGTAATGCTTATAGATCATTGACGTATCACTATGGCCAAGCTGGTCAGCGATCCACTCTGGAGGAACTTGGCCAGATGATAATAACTGGCTGGCAAAGGTGTGCCGGCCTTGGTTAATTCCACGGTACCGTACACTAGCTTTCTTTAAATGCCTTCTCCAGATATAACGCAATTCATAATAATTAAATGGTTCGTCATATTCCTGGTTGATCCAGACAAAATGCAGCCTTTCCTGTTTGTGAGTCCGGTTATCACGTTGCAATACGCTGACTACTTGGCTGTATCTGTTGCCGGTCACTGCATATTGTCTCCGGAGCGCCTGAATTGCTGGCTGCAATAGTTTGATTTCACGTTTTCTGCGTCGGTTTTTGGTGACTTTATACACCCCTTTGACATAGTTCCGGTTGATCTGGATTGTGCCCTTTTCAAGATCCACATCTTCCCAGGCAATGGCGATCTGTTCTGAAATAGAAAGACCGGTCCAGAATATGCATGGCAGTAAATTTTGAATATCTGAGCTGGATACAGTCCCTAAAATTAAGGAAATCTCCGTTTTGGTAAATGGATCCGGCTCCAGGTTGTCCAGCTGCTTTACCACAATGGTTTCAAAAGGGTTATAGGGAATTTTATTTTCCTGTCTCCATAAATCATGAATAGACGCCAGACGGGTGACCACTTCACGAATCGTTTTTGGTGCCAGGTATTCATGCAATTCATTTACCCATTTTTTTACTGCAGCTGTATCGATGTCTTTTGGATGGGTTTTGGCCCAACGTGGGTAGACATGCTTTTTTATATGGCTGTTATAGCCGTCATAAGTACTGGGTGCCACTTCAAAACGGATCATTTCTTTGTATTGAGTGATGTAGTAAGACATCTGGTTCTTTTTCAGATGTTTTGAGTGCGGAAAGTGTTTGGCCAGGTTGAACTGGTCCAGTTCAATTTCAAGTTTGATCAATCCAGCCAGTTTTTTGGCTTTTTCTACGTTTTCAGGTGTAAATGGCCAGTTCAAGGTTTCTTTGATCGGTGGTTCAGTAGAGATGGGTTTCATCCAGATCCGCATGCTTTTGCCACGGATCTCAAGTCCTGCAGACATAGTTCAGCCTATATTTAAGAATTTTAAGATATTGAGAGATATTTTAGAGAAATGCACCTCCGGATGGAGGTGCATAAAAGGTGCGGAAAACCTAGAACGGAAGCTCCTCATTTTCGTTAAGATTGCAGCGTTCCAGTAGTTCATTTTCTAATGAAGTGCGCAGGTATTCATCGTCGGTTTTGCCCATTAACCAGTGAATATCCTGATCATCCATGTCCTTGATCGCCCAGCCTTTATATTTCCCATAAAATATATAGGTTGGGTATCTGGTCATTTCAGAAAACTCGTAAAGTTCTTCAAATGTATGAATGCCACGTTGTTTGCGGATTTCATCCAGCAATAGCAAGGTCATTTGAACATCTGTAAATGCCCCATGTGCTTCCTTGATTAGCTGTCGGGCATTCTTATGTTCATTTCTTGGATGAATGAAGTATGCCAGGACAGATAATTTGTGTGATTCCAGTTTTGGCCATAAGTACCGTGCCATGGCCAAGGTACAGATAGATTTAATGTTACTGGTGTCCACACCGGCACGTTTTACGGCATCAATGTCGTAATCAATGTTATGGCCAATCAGATATTCCACCTCAGCACCTGCAGGAAATTGGAATTTTGATGAAGGTGGGCAATCTTCCAGGTCTTCATCCACAATATTATGCACTGCCATAGCCACCAGGTTGATAGGTTCACTTGGCTTGTAGCGTTGTGATCCGTAGTACTGGAAGTCAGATGAAAGGCGTTTATCCTGTAATTTCACATTCATCCAGGCTGCTTCGATGATTTCGCCATGCAATTTATGGGTTTCGGTATCAAAAATCAGCGCTGTCATGGGTTTGACTCCAATGGATTAGTTAAAGGCATCCAGTGCGTGATTTCATGCTCAAAATGAGAGTTGATCCAGATATCATTCCCGCAATATGTGGCAATTTTAAAGCTTGGATCCTCATGTGGTTTTTCATGGGCATGCGGGCGAAATATCAATACCTTTTGCCCTTGTTCTGGCATACGTTCTTCTACATTGATCCATTGTTTTTCTTGAAACTTAACTGCTTGCCATAAGCCCCACATTTGGCGCATTTGTTCCTTAAACCAAGTCACCCCATCGTCATCAATAGTGTGTTCAAATAACTGCTCATCTGTCAGCGTCTGAGAAAGCAAGTCGTAGACAAATGTTTTCTTAAATTCAGCTATAAAATTTTGAATATCCATCACGCCACCTTATATCCTGCATTTTCCAGTGCTTCACGTAGTGCCAAAACTGCCAAGTGGATCTGCACAGCTTTTAGGTCTGATTCAGCATTTACGGCACATTGTTCAGGACCGATCTGTTTTAGATACTGGGAAAGTGCCAGCATTTGTTCTTTGGTCACCGCTACGAGTTCAAGTACGACTTGCATTAGGCTACGTCCTCCCAGTCAAAGTCTTCGCCCAGCTGCTCACGGTTATCCTCATGAATTAGAATAATTGAGATGATTTCATAGCCTTTTAGGGCTTCCAAGTCTTTGGTTTTTTGCAGTACTTCTTCGATACTTGGAAGGTTCACTGTGTATGAAATGATTTCTGTCGAACTGCCAATCCCTAGAGGCAAGTCCTGATAATCAGCTGTACGGTCTTTGCGTACGCGCATTTGATATTGAGTTTTAGTTTGCATCATGTCACCTGTTGTTCTTTATATTGAGCGATTACTTCATTTACTTTTTTGATGCCTTCAAGACCATTTGTACGCATGACTTTTTTTACAAAGTTAAATTCTTTTAGGCAGTTGTAATCAGTGAACCCTGTCAGGCAACTTAGTTTTGCATCACTCCGAACCCGATTAAAACCTACTGGAACATCGGCCAGCAGGATTTCATTCAATTCTTCATTAATGCCACGCCAGCGAGTTTTTAAGCCATGGCCACGGTCTACAGATAACTTGCTACCGAACTTGAACTCGTTAAAGTTCATTTTTGGCATTTGAAATTGCACTGGTACCGTCATGACTTCATCGGTTTCAGGATTGTAATAATGGCTGTCTACTCCAAGATGCCATTCCTGATCCAATGGGATGAGCAGGTTTTTAAGGCAGATAATCAGGTCACCGTGATAAACCGAATAGGCCACATGCTCCGGAGTCATTTCTTCATCTTCTAGCGCTTGTTCTTCCCGGTATTCATCAACAACTGAATTCACTTCATCAATACAGAAAGTCATGCTGAGTTCATAAGGACCTTGAGCAGCAAGCTGCTGTTTCTGCTGAATTTCAGCTTCACGTTTTGCTTTAAGAGCAAGAAACTTCTTATGGTTCACAGGGTATCTCCCAGGATAAGCGTTAAAGATGCTGCAAGGCATGAAATAAACAGGTTGATGAATAAGGCACTTTTAAAATTGAAGCTCACAAGTTTTGTTCTCCCAAAGATTCATAGTGCTTTGGATCAATTTCGACATAATCTTCAAGCACGTCATCCCAGATACTTAAATCCCCTTTACAGCATGGTGATACGTAGATCATTTCAAATTTCTCCATACCTTCTCCGGTTTGCATGTTTACAATCCGCTGATACACATTTTTATAGTGCAAAGGCTTTACAGGATTTCCAGAACCACACTGGTCACATAGAAATTGCTGTATATTTGTCAATTCAGGGAGCGTGTACAGACTCTTTTGAGCTTTAAAAGGGTTATGGCCACCGAATTCATCTTCAAAATCTTCAAATTCATCATCAAACATGGCTTAACCCTCCAAACCTTCTTCGCGTTCTTCTTGAATGCAATCTTCCAAATGCTTTATGCATGCTGATTTCGAGTCAAATGGCCCTTGCCAGCAGTCATTAAAGTGAATATCCCATTCAACAAATCCATGTTCTTCAATTCGATCTATTTGAACGGTTCCATAGAATGGAACGTCATGAGCAAACCAATGTTCATTGTCATCGGTGCCAAATTCTATTTTTGAGTTTTGTGCGACAGCTTCAGCTTTATAGACTTTTTCTGCATGCTTGATTAATGCTGCAACTGGTGAACCTTTCATAAACCATGTTTGGCCAATCATGCAGTCATTTTTTAAAGTCTGTGACTGGGAATCACGAGTCACCCAAGTCAACCAACACAGTTGAGTTTTTTCATCTTCATAAAGTTCTAGTTCATGATTCCAAGTAAAATCATTTAGATCGCAAACCATTGCTTCTTCAAACTTCAAATGTATATTTGTCTTAGTGTTCATCGATTACGCTCCTAAAACTGCTGTGCTTGGGATGTGTTTCAGGAAAAGTTCCTGACGGCTTGCCCAGCGTTTACGGTATTCAATTTCATAAGCTGGAAGCGGTACCAGAAAGTTGAAATGCGCCTTACGCTTGAAATGCACATGCGGATGAGTCCTTTTCATTTTGAAAAAGTTCGGATGGATCAGCTCTGGCGTAAGTACAGCATTTGAAACAGAAGTTTCTGCCGGAGCATTTTGTGGGTTAGAATCGTGTTGCATTGTTTCGTTCTCCAACGACTTGATGTAAAGCACAGCTTCGAGTTGCAGCTCTGGCTGTGCGCCTAAAAAATTAATCTCGGTTTGCCGATGGCTTTTCAAAGATCCAGCAGCGTTTGGTTGAGCTGGTGATCTTGCTTTGAATGGCCTTATTGGCTTCGATAAAGCGGTAATGCATGCTGTGACGTAAGGCATTTTGCAGTTCATTTACCTCTGGCAATGAGTAGCGATAATCTGCTGCGACCTTGTATAAATGTGCAAAATTGATGGCGAACAAGTCTGATTTTGCCGAGTGATTAACCACGCTTTCTGCATGCTCCACCTTCGGAATGGCGTCTTCCATTTCTTCCACCGTGTTCCAGAAGTTTTGAACCAGGACTGAATCTGACTTCAGGATCTTGTCGCGGTTTTGGGCCATGTTCAGTAATTCAGCATGCACCTGTTTCTGAATCTGTACTGGTACTTCAATCACGTGCTGACACATGGCATCGAATAAGGCCATGAGCTGGGCATGGTTATGCACGACACGCGAACTTTGAATGTTGAATTGTTCCTGGTGCAAAAATGCATCGTGCTTTTGCAGACTGACGTTGTAGTTTTCCAGTACTGCTTTTTCTTTGCTTAAACATTGCAAAATAAACTGGCTAACATGCTCATGTTCATACTTTGAAAGTCTGCGAGATGCATACAGGCTGTCTTTGGTCAGTTGATCCTTTACAAATCCAACATGAACAATACGTCCCATGATGGCTTCAGATGCCAGAACCGGTGCATTCTGGCTGATAACCAATGTCCCCATAAAAGGTGGTTCATAAGTTTCATTCCCGCCATTTTTTACGCCTTGTGCCCCGAGTGAACCACCGTCATACAAGGTTTTGCACATATCCCAGTTGAATTGTTTAGATGCAGTTTCTCCTTGGCGATCTGATTCGATCAGAATCACTGGCAAGTTTGAAACCTGTCTAAATGTACGTGTCAGACCCGCTTTTGAAGTTTTAGTCGGATCCACACCTTCATAATTGATACGGCCAAACAGTTTCCATAAAAACTGCAGCAAAGTAGATTTACCTGTCCCAGGTTCCCCGACGATTTCTACAAATGGAAAGGACTTGTGTGTCTGACGGATCTGTTGGGCATACAAGCTGCCAAAAAAGGTGGTCAGCGCAATTAGTCCCTTTACACCGTATGCATCAATTAAGTCTTTGATCCATGCATTCTGGTATTCAGCCTGTTTTTCATTGATATCCAAAGTAAATGGTGCTCGGCTTTTCAGGTTGATGTTCTTTGGCAACTCAAAATAGTCTTCATTGTTAATTTTGAACTGTTTGCCGTTTTGATAAGCCAATTCACCCAATACATAGGTTGTTAAGTCGCTGTGATAGCCGACATAGTTAATGAGCTGAACCCGTTTAATGTCTTCAATCCAGTCCTGCAGTAAACGGTCAAGCTGGTTGCCACTTCCGGTGTAAACCACACCTGGTGCAACGGCCAGCAAACGTTTTTTAAACTCGGATGCCGCTGCGAGCTGTGAACCGGTAAAGGTGTTTTTTACAGACTTCTGGCTACGCGGGAAGTCGATATTGAAGTAATACCAGGCTTCATCGGTTTCTTCGCTGTACTGGTAATACAATGCAGTCGGCTTGCAGTTAATGATTTTGGTGACATTGGCTGCCGCCTGTAGGGCTGCTTCACGACGTTCTGCCTGTGCCTTTTCCTTTTCTTCCTCTAACCAGTCTTCATTTTTATCCTTATCTTCAAAGTTAATATCTTTCATGTACTCGTCGTACTTGTCGTTATCTAACTTGAACCAGAACACCTGATTATTGAAGTCGAAGGGAAAAGTTTTAGTGCCATTACGCTTGTAGATAAGTATGGCTTTATCCACAGGTTTTTCTGCAACGAGCAAAGCGCCATAGTATTTATAGGTATCCAGATCGCTAAACTTGAGACGATCCTGTTTATAAAGATCATTCCAGTCCTGCTTTTTACGTCCACCAGGTGGTAATGCGGCTTCACATTCAAAACCGTCGGCAACGGCTTTTTCGATATTGTGAAATATGCCTTTATGCCCTGCGTCATCATTATCAAATGCCCAGACCAGCTTGGGTAAAGGTAATGGCGGATTATGTTCAGCACACTTCTGTTTGATGTGATTTAAAAATATAGATGGATAATAGCCATGACCTGCTGATAAGCAACTAAAGCTGGTAATGCCTGATAACCACAATGCAATCGTGTCAAAGATGCCTTCAGTAATCCAGATTTCTTTGGATTCGATATAGTTGGTATTTGGCGTTAGCCATGAATGTCCTTGTGATTTCCAGCCTGTCTTGAATGTGGTTTTAGGTAAAACACCCTGTTCATCCAGAATACGTTGCCACCAGCCATGATTGCCGGTTTCATCAGTAATTGGAAAACGTAAAGTGATGGATCCAACATCCAATTTATAGTCTTTATAGTATTCCTGAGAATACAGACCTTTGAGCTGGTCGATGGGTAGACCGCGACCTTCTACTAGGTAAGCATCCACAGTTTTAGTTGGATTTTCCTGAGTCGGCTTGAAGCGTTTTTCCCACTTTTCAAACAGATCCGGATACAGATCACGGATATAGGTTTGTTCGCCACATTTGTTGTTGCGTGGGCAATGAATCACCCAAGGTGATTCAAGGCTGGTCCACGCTTCCTTATGGGAACAGGTCGGGCATTTGCCTTGACGTAGCTTGTCACCACGTTCTTTAAATTCAAACTCTTGTATCAAGCGTTCGACAACTAAAGTTTGAGTTTCGGGGAACATCATTTATATAAACTTCCTAAAACAAATGCCGTTTACTTTTAAGTTCTTGCCCTGCCAGTTTTGCAAGCATTTCCTGAGTTCGCGCTCTGGTCAGGTGTTCGAGAGTTTCTTCGATGCTGGATAAGCCCAGCATGGTCTGGACTTCTTCAATAATTTGTTTTTCTTGATCAGTTAAGATCACTTCCTGATTTGGCATTTTGTTCAGCTCCTAGAAAGGTGATCTGATGCGCCTTTATTCAAGTAGTTTTCCAGATTAAATTCCTCTTGAACGTCTTCAGCGATCAGCGTTGCAAGGGCCTGTTTCAAAGCGAGTTGGCGAAGAATGACTCCGATATTTACGCCAGTAAGATTTGAGACAGCGATAAACAGGTCAGACTCTGAATCGGTAAGGTTGATGTTGTAACGATTAATACGTTTTTGTTTCCGCATTGAAGACATAAAGCATTACTCCTTATTTTTTTCTGAAGTTTGTTTACCCAAGAAATAAGTTTGGGCAATGATGCTGGAACGGCTTACGTCAGTTTGGTTCGCGACTTTGTCGATAGCCTCTACTTCATCCTTAGGTAAATAGACGATGCACTGAACTCGTCCACCGGTGATCTTTTTAGCTCTCGGTCGATTTTGAGGTGAATTTGATGTACTCATACAGTATTCTTACGGCTATAGTGATGTGCTACAAATCACTATAGCATAAATATTTGTTCTTACAATGCCTAAAGGTTAAATATATGTCCGAAAATGCAGAAAAATTAGCTACAGAAATATCGGTAAGATTCAAGGAAGAATTGGAACGGAATGGTTTAAAGGCAAAATCACTGAGCCGTGACATTGGTGCACATGAAAACACCTTGGGGAACTATGTGCGTAACAAGGTACCGGATCAGTGGGTATACCTATCTAAACTGCATGAGCAAGGTATTGATATTCGTTATGTGTTATTAGGTATTGATCCAGACTTTAGTGGGCTAACGAGCGAAGAGAGCCTTTTATTGAAAGCCTATCGACAGATTAAACCGGAAAGTCAGGAAGCATTGCTGGCTTTATGCAGAGTGATGAGCCTGGATGCAGAGAACAAGAATGGCTGAACGTAAAAAAGCCCACTTTTACAAGCGGGCTTCTTTTTTACTTCTCTAACTTGGTCTGTACCTGTTGCAGCTTATGTTCTAAATCCTGCAATTTATAAACAAGATCCGAAGTTTGATACGTGACATCTCTATTACCTGGTGCAGCTTCAAGTGACTGTCTCCAGATTCGTAGTGTACTAATTGAACTATCCAGCATTAATTCTGCGTCGTTTTGTGAAATTTCCATATTTACCCTCTGAGCAATTTGATTTAATTGAAATTGCCAGACTCGGACACTTGTCCCGTTCCAGATGGGGCTGGTAATTGTATGCTCTCCCATAAACATAGGATAAATAAGATCATTTAGCGAAGTTTTTAATACTTCTATATCAATCGTTGTACTTAACTGCTCACTTTTTGATAATTCCTCCAACAGATCATTGATCTGGTCCGGGCTAATGGATAGACGACCTTTCTCGGTGTCATGGTTGAAGGTAATTTGCGCCTGAACTGACTGGTCGATGATGTGGAAAAGCTGCTGACACATGATCCGGCTTTTTTCTGTTTTGGCCAGTACCCGGGGTTCTAATGGCACATAGGGAATTATATTTTCATTCATGCGGATGCTGCTCCCTGTATGCGCTGGGCACGGGCGATCAGCTGCTTACGCTGTTCAGTACGAAAAGCCCATCCATCTGCCAGGCCTTGAGCACAGTTCTGCTCTCCTACCTTAAAACGCTGGTTGTCGGTCATGGCATTGATGCAGTTATGCAGGATCTGGTCTGCATGCTGCAGCTCAATGAGTAAATCGTTCTGGCTGAGCAGCTCATTCATGACTTTGACCAAGACATTTTTTTGTTGCTGGTTTAATTGTGGTTGCAGTTCCTGGAAGAGCTGTACCAATTGTTCTTTTAAAGTGTTTGGCATGGCTTATTCCCCCAAAAATAACAGGGAGAAAGTCGTCACAGTAGCAAAGCAGAAAGACAGGGTGTCGATACAGTTTTTACGGAAATGGGCAAGTTTGCGTTGTTTTTGGCGTTTGAAATAAGCACCCATATCATGGATAGGCGTGTGCTCAGGTGCTGGAGTGATTGGTGCAGGTACGCGGGTACGGACTTGAATCTGATTTTTCATGTCTTTTTTCTCTTGGTAAGTTTTTTGCAAACCCACCACCATTACTTCCTACGATAATGGTGGCAGACCGAACAGGGGTAGGAATACCGTACCAAGAGAACGGCAAATCGCATATGCGATCTCCCTGCCCGATCCACCATAGACAAGTCTATCAGATCAGACATTTTAGGCAAAAAAAAGCCGCTACTGAGCGGATGTTTTCTGCTCTCTTGGTTAATGACAGGTTCCTACGCCTGTACGCAGATTTTGCTGCGTAGAGTTATATTGCTCGATAGCACATCACTATGTCAATATAGCGATGTGCTATTTTTTATAAATTTATGAATAAACAAGGATTATTGTGGCTACTTTCTTCGCTCTGCTCTTTTTGGTTGCATCCATTGGTACCATCATTTTTTTAGTTAAACCTTCACTCACACAGACCAAATCGAACCCTGCCTTATCTCGTGGCAAGATCCTGCTTTATGGTTTCGCCCTGAATATTGTTTTGCTGGCTTTGGTTGGTGTATTTGCACCAGAAGTAGACAACACAGATAGTCAAGCAGCAGCTCCAGCTGTACAAAATAAAGCCCAGCCTGAGGTTGCTGAAAAAGAAGTTCAGCCGGTTAAAACTGAAGCCAGTCTGGGCATGACCCCGGAACAGTTCAGACAAAAATTCAATGCCCAGCTTAAAGCTCTAGATATCGAGACCATTCGACCTGTGGCTGAGTTTGATATTAAAGAAGGCAGTGTTAGAGATACCTTCCAGATCATGTTCACTCAATATGTCGGTTTAACAGGAACAGTTAATAAAGACGGTTCTTTAAGAGAATTAATTTTCACTGTCGGTGGGACAGAAGAATCTGAAAAAGCGATGATGGATTTACTAATCATGAGCGGAATTACTGCTCAAGTCATTAGTCCTGGAACAGAAGCGGGTAATGAATTGGTGAAATTGATCACTGCTGCTTTAAAGAATATTGGGAAAGAAGAAAACACCCATAAAAAAGTAATTGGTGATGTTGAATATTATGCCTTAGCCAATGAAATTACCGGTCTGTGGGTGGGTGTTTCGCCTGTTGGGGAATGATAATGAGTAGTCCAACTCCTAATAATTCATATAAAGAGCTTTTGGGTATTCTCGGTGCAATTACCCTCATATTCCTCCTCTGGATTAGCTATCCGCGATTTATGCAGTATATGGATGATGCACCCGAGCAAAAGTCAGTTCAAATGGTGATTCCTTACACCCTTGATGCCATGCTCACTACTGAACCGACTAGTTCTGAATCTGTAGCAGAAGAAAAAACCAAATTTCAGAAGATTGGGGATCAGTACGGTACTTATGGGGATAGCTATGGATCACTGAATACCCTATTTAGTGGTTTAGCTTTTGCGATTCTGATTATTTCCCTGTTTATGCAACGCCAGGAGCTACAAGCACAGCGTCAGGAACTCGAAGCACAAAGGAATGAAATTAAGGAAAGTAATGCGATTGCGGATAAGCAAAGAGAAATTACTGAACAGCAAGCAGAACTTAATGCCCAACAAATACATGATGCCAAAGTTGAAAATTTTTATAATCTTCTATTCAGATTTTTAGATGAAAAAAGACGAAAAATTGAAAATTTAGAACTATCACTTCAAAGTCGAGCTAGAGGAAATTATGTTTTTAAATATTTCCTAGATGGAGCATTAAAACCTCTCCAAGCACGATTTCTTTATGCAAACCATATAGAGAGTGAAACCGATGAAGATATACAGCTTATCTTCGAAGATGTGATTGATTATGGACATTCCGCTTCTAAAGATGCACTCATAGAAAGCGAATATTTTGAATATACTTGCTTTATTTTACGTTTTATCGAGGAATATGCAGAATTAGGAATTACTGACACTGCTATTAAAATATTTGTCTCTTATCAGAGTATTAATGAAATGTTCTGCATGTTTATTATTTCTTTGGACGATGAAGAGCTTCAAAGTTATATCAAAAAATATGCATTACTCAGAAAATTAAATACTTATGATGGTGATAAACATCTAATGAATCTAATAGATAAGGTTTTAGGTGAGGAAGCTTATACACCATAAGCTTTGATATTAAAAAGGTCGCATTTAGCGACCTTTTCTAATCTTAATTATTTTCTTTTAACCCCCGGTTATAGCCTTTGAGCCACATTTGCGGTGCTTCTGCCCAGCTTCTTAAAGCATAAGGTTCTTCAATTCCATTCAGTGCATTCATAAATCTTTCATACCACCACATGTACATCACTTTACCGTGGTGTTTCGTCATCCCTGGTGGATTCATTTCAGGTGTGACGTCTTTATAGAAAAGTTCGAATAATTGCTCAGGATGTAGCTTTTCACTCATTATTTTGATTCTCAACTGAATCATCATTTGCTGCCTGGCGTGAAGTCAGCTCTTTAAAGGTTCTCAGTTTTACATTGGCATCGGGAATGGCGCTGGGCGAGATTTCATGTGTTATTTCGATATTTCCACGACCAGTAAAACCACAATAAACATTGCGACATTGTAAAAATAAGGTTTTTAAAAGGATGTGTTCCTGGATGCTGGAACGAATTTGAAGGTTTGCTGCCTTGCAATGAGGACAAAGGAGCTGAGGTCTTGCCGTTGTTTTATGTGCTAAAGCCGGCTCAGTCATTGTTTTCCCTTCTTATACAAATATTTGTTCTATTTTATACAAAAGAATAAATATTTGTTAGAAATGTTTATTTTTTATATGATCTAAGTGTTTTTTTATTTAGTAAAAAAATCATGGAAAATCTTAAATGTCGATGTTGCTTCAAGCTGCTCGCAAAAATAGGGATGTTTGATCAGATAGAGATTAAATGTCCACGCTGTAAAACGATAAATGACTTCCAGAGCACCTTGAGTGCCTTACCTGAACGCCTAGAGCGTCCTATTCATCCAGGTAAGATTGATGAACAACTCTTCTGCAACACCGCAATACAATCCTAAAGGTCACAGCTTCAGTGGCTGGTTAGGTGGAAAATCTCAACTCGCACGTACCATTGTTGAACTCATGCCCGAACATAAAACCTATGTTGAAGTGTTTGGTGGCGCAGGCTGGGTTCTATTTAAGAAGACACCCTCACGTGCTGAAGTCATTAATGATGTAAATGACGATCTGATTAATCTGTACCGTATTTTAAAATTTCACTTTGATGCTTTCCTAGCTGAATTTGAACACCGATTATTTTCACGGACTATTTTTAATGAAATGCGAAAAAATGAACGTGGCCTGACGGATATTCAACGTGCTGCCAATTTTTATTATCTTTTACGTTCTGCTTTTAGTTGTCAGCTGGACGGCAGTTTTTCTTATAGCCGTGAGCGAAAAATCAGCCTGAAGCTGGGAGATGAACTGCGGGAACATTTGAGTTCCATCCATGAACGTTTGCAAAATGTCGTGATTGAGAACGCCAGTTATGACTATGTAATTAAACGGATGGATGCTTCGGAGACACTTTTCTACCTGGATCCACCTTACTGGGATTGTGAGAATGATTATGGCAATGGGATCTGGTCTAAAGAGGATTTTTATAAGCTCAAAGGCCACCTGGATAACATTCATGGCAAGTTTATTTTAAGCCTGAACGATACACCCGAAGTCCGGGAGCTGTTTAAGGACTATAAGATTCAGCACAAAAAAATACGCTGGTCTGTGAATAGCAGAGCAGCGCATCAAGATCATAATGGGAATGAACTCATTATCACCAATTTCTAATTGTCCAGTTTGACCTGCTGCAGCATGTCTTTTTTGGCATTCAGGCGTGGATACTCACGTTCCAGTGCCTTTTCTGCAGCCAGTTTGGTCTTATAAAGCCGGTCCAGCACTTTCGGGTTGGACTGGTCCCCTTTAGTCAGTACATGCCGTGTTTTACCTTTGTCCAGGCTGTAAAAAGTTTTTAAGCCGGTGTAAGGCTTCACTTCCAGTTCGTTATGCGCTGAAAATTTACCTGTCTCCGGATCCAGCAACGCATATTCACGATCTAGCCTGGCTTGAGCTGCTGCCTTATTGATATACAGATAAGTGAAATGCTTTGGATTGGATTGGTCGCCTTTGGTGAGTGGTACCGCCTTACTGCCGGACTGGTAATAGACCACCACCCCAGTCCATTTCTTGTCTTTTTCAGCTTCAAACTGGTCTTCAAACAGTTCTGCCACATCATCTGCATCCGGACAGAAGACTTCCAGCTCTATGGCGGTGGTATAGCCGTTGTCTGCATCCAAGGTATGCACGATACGCGTGCCTAACCAAAAAATATCATCAATATGTTCTTTTAAACCGTCAAATACAAAGGTCATTTCCGGGAGGATGTCGGGTTTGCCTTTGGCCAACGTATAAGAAAACGTTAAAGCTGCCCGTTTCAATGAAACCAGTTTAGCTTTGGCTGCCAAGGTCGCAGACTGTTTGTCCTGGTGAATATGACGCAGTTCTTTAATGTTCTGGTTGCTGGCATCGCCATACACGACTTCAAGTTTTTTTGCCTGGCCAGAATCGTAATACCAGGCACGTACTGCAGTGATTTCATCTCCAGCATCGCAGTCACTATAGCGATGTTGGTCGCCTTGATCCCGGGTAATGAGATAGGTCGGCAAGTCCTGACCAGAAACAGTTTGTGCTACCCCCTTCGGCATAAATACGAGCATGCCGTTTTTGACGGCAGCAATTGCATCGTGTTCATCGGCCAGCCGGGTCAAAAGGTTGGCATCGGATTCGTTTTGCACCAGGTGGATAATCTTTCGCTGAGCCAGAGAATCATGCACCTTTAAATCGAGCTCATGGGTAAAGGCAATGGCCTGCAGGATTTCTGAAAGCGGCACGTCATTAAAGCTGCGTTCCTTTTTCTGCTTCAGTCCAGTCTTCAGATCGGCACTGGTAGCACGAATGGTCAGTGAATCTGGTGCACCGCTATGTTCCAGCTCTTTAACGACATATTGGCCTTTGTAGACCAAGCCCTCATTGCTCCATCCTATCCAGACCTGAATGATTGCTCCTTTAGGGGGGATCTGGAGTAAACCATCATGGTCAGAAAGCTGGATTTCAACTGCATCAGCTTCAAAACCACGGTTGTCGGTGATGGTCATATTCATGAACCGTTCAATGGCTTGCTGACTGATGTCCTGTCCATCGACCACCAGTTTATAGATGGCTTGCGGATAGCTATCATCTAGCGCGTCAGAAATTGCAGAGACAATATTCATTAGAACAGATTCTCCGCTACTGCACCCAATACACCGGACACTAGTGAACCTGCAGACTTGGTCTTGCTCAGTTTCAGGCTAAATTCGACTTTGCGCGGTTTACCGTTGCTGAAAAAGTAAGTCTGGGTCTCATCAACTGAATCCAGCTTCCACATGCCATAAATTTTGCCATTTCCCGCAATAAGCGGGAAGGATTTGCCGGTATTCCCCATTAAACGTAATGCGGTTAGGGACAGTTGAGATCCGAACTCCGGAACAATGGAGCCGTCCAGGGTGATGGTGTCTTCTCCTGGACCGGTATATTGATAGGCTGGTGCAGCGCCATAGCGCGAATTGCTGGCATGTCGCCAGTTAGTACTTCGTTGCAGGCTTTGGTAGGTAGCTGTTGGTATTGAAAATACAAACATGCCAAAGATCATCATCATTGTGTATTTTCCTTATTCTGAGTCTTGGTAACGGTCACGTGCACGTTGCATTTTTTGACGATCACGCTGATCCAGGACATTGGCAACCATCTGGGCAATCTGCTGTACCGACTGTCCAGGTTGTGCATGAATGTGCATGGTGATGGTGTCGCCCTGAATGGTAATAGCACCACCGCCTACTGCTACGGGTTGTGCATGTGTTTGTCTGATTTTAGCCAGCGCCGGTGCAACGTTAATTTTTTGCAGTACATCCGAAGTACCTGGTCTGAAAATACCGACCACATCAGCAAATCTAGCCTTGAGATCCGGGAAGCCATTTTGCAGGCCTAACCCCAGGCCACTCATGATGTGGCCACCGAGTCCGGCCATGACACGCGATGGACTATGGATATCCATGCTTTTTTGCATGAATGAAGGCATATAGGCGTTAATGGAGGCCCAAATTCCCTTGAGTTTTTCAAAGCCGGACTTAATGCCCTTGATGAGTCCATCAATGATCATTCCACCGAAGCCAGTGAACTTGGCTGGAAGTTCGATACCAAACCATGACATGACTTTTGCAAATGCCATGTAAAACAGGCCAATTGGAGACCAGTTAATAATGAGTGCTGAGACTCCTTTAATACCGCCATTGAATGCAGTTTTGATGCTATTCCAAATTCCTTGAAAGAAACCTGACACCGGTCCCCAGTTTTTATAGATGAGATAAGCTGCAACAGCGATGGCGGTGACAGCCAAGCCAATTGGATTCAACAGGAATAAACGGCTGACAAACAGGAAAATACGGCCTAGACCAAATAATGCAAATTTTGCAATATTGAATACCGTTGGCAACAGGGTAAATGCCCTGGAGAATATGGCTGTGGTACCAGTAAATGAAGCCATGATCAGTCGCAGGCTTAACATGCCTAGAATCAATGGAGAAAAGACTGCAAGTACCCCACCAATGACCACTAGACTGGTAGCGATGCCTAATAAACCGATTCCCAGCATTTTGGCCAGTTTTGGATTTTGCTCCATCCAGCCATTGAATCCCTGCAGGACATCGGTCGCTTTTTCAATCGCCTGAGTGTAAACAGGCAAAATAGTAGTACCGAAACGCAAATAAGCATCATGCAGTTTGGCACGTGCTTCCAGCTCTTTACCCATGGTGGTACCCATGGCTTTGCCATAGAGCTGGTCAATATTGTCAGCACCGGCATTCAGTTTGGCATTCTTATGGATCTGTTCACGTTGCATATACATCTGGGCAAACAGGTTGGATGCAGTCCGGTTGGTAAAGATACTGCCCATCGCATCGATAATGTCGCCTTCTTTGGTGATACCTTTGGACTTTAATTGCGGTACCAGTACTTGTTCCATCCATGCAAACTGGTCTTTTTTGAATAGCGCTGCGCCTTTAATTGCTCCAACATCCAAGAAAGAAATCTGGCCAGATTTATCGTGCTTTAACTTACTTGGATCCTCAATTAAACCAAGATTCATCAGGTTATTTGCTGCACGTTTAGTAGTACGGCCCTGATAAACGTTTTGATAAGCAGACATCATGGCGGTACCGACACGGAAGCCCCCCATTTCCTGGACCAGTGGTTCAAGTTTGTAGTAGAACGCTTCGTTTTCGATGCCTTTGGCGGCAATACCACCAGTCTTGATGACGTTGAGCCATTCTTCAGCCTGAACACGTCCACCGGTGGCGGTAATGACCTGCTGAATAATATTGGCCTGTTCCTGGAAGGCCTGTTCGCTTTTCAGGCCGTTTCGCAGTTCGATAACCTTGAGCATGTCCATGAATTTTTTTTCATTTTCTGCTCCGCTATCGCCATACATGGCCTCGTTGGAAAACTTCATTTTTGCCAGCGTTGGGGCCACCAGCTCGGCATGATGCACGTCAGCAAAGGCGGTAATACCATCACGCATTAAACCCACGTTATCCAAGGTTGAAGTACCAAAGGTTTGCATGGCTTTGGCAAATTGAATGGCTTCTTTGGTTGCCTCTTTACCTAGCCCCAGTGATGCAATCCGGTTTTCTTCAACGTCCATGTGTTTGGTTTCATGGATCGGCTTGCGTAACTGATACATGGCTCCGACGCCAGTAGCAGCTGCCCCTACCCCATACATGCCTGCAGTCCTGGCATTTGATGCCATCTTCTGGGTACTTTGCTGGATCCGGTTGAGGTTTTGCAGGCGTTGCTTTTGTTTGTCAATTTCCTGATTTGTCCCATGAATTTTTGTTTTCAGGGTTTCCTGGTGTTTGGCCAGATCACTTGATTTTAAACCGGCCTGATTGAGTTCCTGACGCATGGCCATCAGCTTAGGTCGTCCTTCAGTGACGACTCTGTTTAAACGACGTGCTTCAGCCTCGGCCTTTTTCAGTTCAGCCGATAATTTTGCATTTGGATTGACTGCGAGTTGCTGCTTGAACGATGCAATTTTGCGGTTGGTCTTGTCGAGTTCGGCTGTGGCCTGTTTGACGTCTTCTTTAAGTTTTCTGAAGGTCGCGATTTTATTTTGCTGACGTTCCAGGTCTTTGAGCTGGTCATTGGTTTTTTTTAATGCCTTGCTGGCAGCATTACTGCTGCCCACAATGACTTTTAAAGCGGGGCTTAACTTGTTCTTCGCCCCAAAAATAACTTCAAGTCTTAACGCTTTCATTCGGCATCTGATCCATTTCGTTCAATGGCTTTTTGATGCCATTGCATCAGTTCTGTAAGTGACATGTCTTCATAGGTTTGCGGCGGCCAGTTAAAGACCGTCGCAATATTGGCAATGGCGTCTTCTACTGTTGGAGTGACAGTTCCGCACGCACTGATTTCGGTTGCAAAAAATAGATCACCGCTGCCCCCAGTTGAATGATGTCGACCGGATCTATCTGTGTATTGATTTGCGCCGGTGTTAAAGTTGGCGTAGTACATAGCGGCAAGATGGTGCAAATAGAATTCACATCACCATTTAACAGTTCGGAAATACGGATTTTTTTGAGCGCTGGCACACTTGGCTTACGCACTTCAATTTGTGTGATTGTGCTATCACCGAATTGAAAAGGTTCGTCCAGGTAGACTGTTTGAATTTCCGGATCTGATGTAATAAGTTTCAGGTTTTCAGCTTGGTCTTGTGTCTGTTCTAAATTTGGCATTGCAAATTCCTTAAATATAAAAAATGAAATAAAAAAACCTTCTGCAGTACGAAACTACAGAAGGGTAGGAAAACTAGTGACCAATATTGGCGCGGTGTTTTTCTAGCAGATCCACACCATTAACCATTTCAATCATGTTCGGAATATCGATTTCGACTTTCACGACGTTATTGATACTGAGCTTGTAATAAGACCAGATAGTTTTCATGGAGGTTTCAGTGTCGTCCCCTGGTTTCTGGTTACCAAAGTCAATTTCTTCATGACGACCACGTACTACGATTTCGACTGCGGTGGTTTCCCCAGTATCATCACGTTGATATGAACCGGCAAAACGCAGCATGTGTGCACTGACTGTTGCAGCACCAAACTGTTCAATTACCAGGTCATCGATACCGCCAAGTTTCCAGTTAAATTCGGTGATGTCATCGCCAAGGCCAAGATCAATCTTGACGTTGCCATTCATGCCACCACCACGCCAGTCTTCAAGCTTGCGAACCAGTTTTGGAATGGTGACTTCACCAGTCTGGCCAAGGTAGGAAGTACCGTTGTTGAACAGGTCCATCATTTTTAATTTTTTAGGTAAAGCCATGTGCTTTTTTCCTTATGCATTCATACGAGACGCAAAATCAGCCAGGTACTTGTCTGTAATGCGTTGACGTAGGGTTAAGTCTTCCAGTGGTGGCACTGGAGTAAAGTCGTAATCGAGCATCAGACGGCCAGATTTGAGCGATTCTTTTGAGTTCGCTGAAGGATCGAACCAGCATTGTGCATCGATGATGTAGCCTTGGCCTTTTAAGTCACGGAACTTGGCATTGATGCCTTCGACGATGTCACGCGCCAAGCTTGGGTGAAGCGGCTTGTCGACTGCCCACATATGCCCTTCTGCCATGGTGTCTGCGATAATTTGTGCAGTACGGGTGTAATTTTCAAAAGCAAAGAGTGGATCTGATGAACAGGTACGTGAACCCCAAAAGCGGAAGCCGTCGCTCTGGATCAATGTGGTGATGTCATTCTGGTTCAGATAACCTGCATCGGTTTCCATGCTTTGTAGCTGCCAGAAGACATCTTTGGAAATACCGGTAACGCCATTGACTGCAACGTTGGACAGGGTTTTGTGCCAGCCTGTGTCATTGTCGATTTTGGCACGCAGGCCGAGTGCTCGAGCAGTAGCATCAAAAGTGGTTGTTTCTGATTTGACCTTATCCCAACCTAGAAAATCTGGATAGATAAGCATGGCTTCACGTGCACCGAATGATTCGCGGTAAGCAGCGGCTTCTTCCTTGGTTTCACAGCCATAAGCTGAAAGATAGCTGAAAGCACGTAACTTTTCTGAAATTGAAATGAGTCCAGCAGCTACTGGTGCTGAGTCGAGTCCTGGCACACCCAGAATACGCGGACGGACTTTCAGGTTCTGTTCTGCTGCAAGCAGGGCTTGCATGCCGGTATAACGTCCATTTTCAACGCCACCCAGGATTGCTGACGTCTGCTCTGCTTCGGTTTCCTTAGTGTCTACACGGACAATAACCGTAACCGCATTGGTTTGATCAGCAATGGCCTGTAATGAACGTGCCAATGTACCTTTCGTGCCAGCTTTGTCTAAAGCAGTTTTAATGTCTGTTGCAAGGACTGGTGTATTGAGGGGTAAGGCTTCTGCATCTGCATCTTCTGCAGTTGCCACTAAACCAATGACTGCCGTTGAGACAGTTCGGATCGGACGGGTGCCTTCATTGAGTTCATGAACCCGGACACCGTGATGATATGAATCTGTAGCCATAAAATTAGCCTGTGATCTGTTGTTTTGTATACAGATGACAGGCTTACAAAATGGCTTTTTAATTGCGATTAGATAGGCTTGTATATGGGTGATATACAAATGAAAGGGTTATTTCTCTATCAGTTTGAGTACATCCGGATTTTGTGCCAAAAACTCAGCCAATTTTTCTTCAGGCGATGCTACCTGCTGAACTTCAGGCTTTTGGATCAGTTCCCACTTAAAGCCATTCCAGCGTGGCCACTGATCTTCTGGCCATTCCGATGGTGGTGCAGTTTCGACACAGCCAGCAGGAATAAGAAACACACCTGGTTCCAGTGGGGATTCATCGGCTTCGGTTTCACAAACAAAGTGACCAGCTCTATCCAGTTGATAAACAATTTTGCTATTCATGATCAACCTCAGTATTTAATACATGCCAGAAGAGCAACGTTACGTGGACGTAATCCACCAACGACAGAATGATTTGCTAATCCAAGCCAACCATTTGTATCTCCCCCATATTCACCGGTATGTACTAATGGACTAAAACTACCATCATCTGGAACTAAATGTTCACCGCCACCTGCACCACCAATTGGTGTATATTTTTGTTGTACAAGCTTCATTTTAGCAACGCCACCTCCGGCTGCTGATTGTGATGATCCCAAACTGCGCCCAGAATCAATACCACGACCATCATCCCAATATCTTGGGAACACACCACGATAGTCTGGAAGTCTAAATGTGGTCACACCATCTCCGGCTCCATGTCGGGTACCAATGACTGCAAATAAATCTGCATAAGCAGTTCGTGAAATGGTAGCTCCATTCGCTTTTAAAAAACGATACCCTGCAGGGACTTTCTCTGCATCAAGTGTAATGACAGTACCAGGGGGACAGTCATTATATTTGGCTTCATCTGCACTCATGACACCCAAGTTTTGACGTGCTAAAGGCTTATCTAAAACATCCGAAAGATTATTTTTTTGTGCCAAGGGGTAGGGTGCTGCACCTAGTGGTTCATTTTGAACAATCAGGATTTTCGCACCAGGATAAGCTTTGCCTAAAGTAATCCGTGTGGCTGTCGTTGCAAGCCAACCATCAGCACCGGATTTATTGGTAATACGGTCGCCATTGATATAGACAGCAGCACCAGTGGTGGTGGTTTCACTCAGATCTACAATGAGTTGATCAGCAACCAATGACTGTTCTTCTTCAATCGTGTTGACAAATACTTCTGCAGATCCGGCATCTGACCATTCTGTATCACCATCTGCATTGGTTTTTTTCTTGAGTACTTGGCCAATGGTACCGCCTGGAAACATATTTGCAGGGGTCAATGTATTCAGGATCCATTGATGTGTTGCGATGATCACATTGGGGTCAAAGTTTAGTTCAAGTACTTCAGGGTTTGAAATCACAAATGGAATTCGATAAACCGAATCTTGTGTTACACCTTCTGCCAATGTTGGTTTGTGAACTTCAGGTGTATTACCAACCAGTACCATATTTCCATTACGGTCAAATAAAGCAATTTCACGAACAACAAAGCCTTCAACAGTCACTGGAATGATCATTTCAGCAGTGTATTTGTTTTCGTTTTCCGGATCTTGATAAATGCGGTTGATGGTTGCACGGTATCGTTCACGAACCAATTGAGTCATAGACTCATTCGGTTCAATTGAATTTCCACCGCCATCACCCACGGCAAAGTGAGTGAGTTCGATAGTTCGCTGTTGGCTGACGGCTTGGGAGACGAGTGCTAGGCCAGTGGTGGTGTAGATTGTTTTGTACATATTTGAAGTCCACAATACTTATAATTTGTTTTTCCGTGCCTCATTAGAGATCAGGGTTGGTGGTTTGTTGGGTTTAAAACTATGTATATTGTTAAATTATCAACTCGGCAATGAGTTAGGCAGAGTTACCGCGACACCACTAAAACTCAAACTGCCGCCATTCCGAGTATTAAGATGTGCCACAACATACACTTCATCATCGTAAGAAACGTCAATTGAGTTGAGCAGTTCAGTATAAGATCGCAAACAAGGAAGCAGTCTGATTGAGACATTTTTTGTTCTTTGACTAATAGACATAACAACAACGTCAGCATAAGCATCACGAGTTCTGATGCTACCCCTATTCATGATGTCGCTAAGACTACTGTATTCACAAATTTGAGTAGATACAATCTTCACTGCCTGTTGCACTTTGTTTAGATTGAGTATGTCCACTGGACGTTGTGGCGCATAAGCGTGAGGGGCAGCTAAGTGCGTCTGCAAGCCGTATGCAATTTTAACTTTCCCGTCGTGCCCAAGAGCAAAAGTAGGTTTATATAAATCACTACTCATACCCCGCCAGAAAAACGGATACTGTGTTGTTGTGAAATTTAAACCGTCTGTTGATGTGATCATAAACCCATTAAACAAACAATAGAATACTCCGTTAATGTAGCGCATCCCGTAATGCCACAAGACCCCTCCTTTACTATCATTTCGAGAAATAATTTGAGGCTTGGTGAAATCAAATGAATATGGTGAAGTTCCAGCATATCTAACTAGGTTAAGAGTTACACCTTGAGACGGTGTAGTATTATCTGTGTTTCTTGCATAATAATACCACTCACTATCACTCACTTTTACAACTTGAGGAGATAGATCAACAGCACCAATACCGCCAGACTGATATTTGAAACAAACGTGATTTCTCACCCCGTTTGTTTTTGTGAATATTTTGAGTGCGTTCTCTTGGTTGTACGGCATGGTCGTACCATCTTCCCTGACAATTTCCCAGTCTACACCATTGTTTGTGCGGTAGCAGACAACATACTTATGATCGTAGGTTAGATTGCTAAAACCGAGGTTATATAGGATGTACACATTTACATAACCGTCGTGATATGAAATAGCAGGGTCATGATTTAAATACCCTGTTATTGTTTTAGTATCAATCACAGATTCACGTGCAAATTCAAAGCTCCCAGAAATAGGGATTGGCATAAACGCATTTTTGTGGTTTGAGTTCCAGAAAACTTGCGGATTTTTAAAAGGAAGCCCACTGTCATCCGCTTCTTCAAAACCTCGAACCCGCGTCCAGTTTTGTCCATCATTACTGACGAACATTTCAGCATCTTCACGACGGTCATTTCCGTTTGGAAAGACTGAATTAATCATCCAATACTTAAAACCACCAACACCATCTGGCGCATAGCACATGTCTGGATGAATCCACTGGTGATCCATTGTTTCACCTAGGATGCCATTGCCAGCAGGGTTTCCACTGTTAAATGAAATGCTTGATTTATTCCGAAGCATATTAACAGGCGGGTTAGTTGGGTAATCTGCTGAAGCGTCTACATAGATGTTTGCGACACCATTAAATCTAGCTAGTTTTGTTCCAATCAGAGTAGTTTGCTGATGATCTTTATCAGCATCCCCTAACACCGCATGATATAAAAAACCATTACGCATGCTTCGATTGACGGAAACAGGCTGTGCATCTTCTTGCGCCATGTTTGAAGCTGTTGCTGCAACACCGAAGTTGACGTATTCGGTGACTTGAACACCACGATTTACCCCAGAAATGCTCGCACTTTTAGCAACAATATTTGGGTGTACCTCCCCATTATCACCAAAGGATAAAGTCCTGCCGACTGGGATGTCGCGGCAATCAATTATTGCTCTAATTCGGATTGGATCGCCATCTGTTAGTCGTGACCATTCTATTGACGCGTAACCCTCTGTATCTATATCGGCTGATACAGGGAGGTTAGGTTCAATAACCCCAGCTTCAGTTTCACCTGATATTTGAACTTGGATTCGATTAGGTGTTGCACTTGCTCGCAAGAAAGATCGAAAGAAAAAGCGTCTATAATTTCCAGTCGATTTGCTGATTAAACTTTTCTGACCCTTTTGTATCTCAACAAATTTTACAAGTTGCGCAATATGAAGCCCATTGAGAGTCCCATTATTACCTACAAAATATGGACTGGATACTTGTACCCCGTTGGCTGTATAGTCTGGTACTAATGATACAGAGGGACTATACTGCACAGAATTAACCCCATTAGACAGAGGGTGCCCAAGGTCTGTACTTCTCACATTGTTAGTGGGGAAGTATTTTAAATTGTTTTTGATCAAATCCCTATTTGTTTGATTGAAAGCATTGATAATAATATACTTTGCATCCGCAGGAATTACCTCATTTTTAAATTCCGTCTTTGAAGATAGACTGCCAATGTTTGCCCCGTTCTCATTTAAAAACCCCATTTGGGTTGCAGTGGTGGTTTTTGGGAAAAACGATATATTTAAGGGTAGCTCAACCCCATTTTCATCGTAAGAACGAAGTATAGGGATAACAATCATGCTACTTGTCGGGTTTAAGGTATAATTGATTGAGTTGGCGGTTGATGTAGCAGATAAGCCGTCGTAAATCATGCGTTCATCAAAAAAATTAACCATCCCATCGTTTGATTGATTAATTACCCTTAACCACAACTTAGGATTGCCCCAGTTAGCAATATCGCTGTTAATAAAGTGTCGAGTTTCCGAATTATTATACTTAACTTTTAGATAGCGTTTTCGAAGCTCAACTGGGACTAAGGCCACAGCATCTTGCAGAGATAAGTTGTAGTTCCCACTTGTAGCACTAGCATCAAATACATCTATTACGCTTCGTGCAAATACTTTTCCACTCTCTATTGGATCATAAGCACTCTTTGTCAGTGTTGTACCATTCCAGAGGTTTGTTCCTTGTCCCCATGTTTGTGTTCCCGTCGGAATTTCATTGATAATGACAGTACAATTCAAAGGCAAAGTTGATTTAATTGCATTGAATTCTGCATAAGTATTAAATTCATAATGCCCTTGCACAATTTCAGACTTACCCGCTTTTTGCTGATTCAACCATTCAGTACGTGCGAGCAATGCTGTGGCTTGTTCATTCATATTTCCATTCGGACCACCGCGTGCAAGTTCAATACCGATTTCACGGACTGGAACCCATGCAGCTTGAGCTTCTAAATTTGGCATTACATATCTACTCCATTTAATTTTTTTGTACCGTCTAATAACCACGTTCCATCTAAGTAAAGTCCGCCTGCAGCTTTTACAAACTCAGATTCATGACCAGCCTGTGTCATGGCATTGACTTGCAAATTTGATGGGCTTTCCAATAAGACAGTGGTATCAACTAAGTGCGAACGTAGGTTTTTATAAGCATGAACGACTTTGAATAATTCTTTGTAATCAGTAATGGATACGCTGTCTTGGCTGGTTTGGATGTAGAGCTTGAATGTATATGGTTTGCCGACCGGCACCATGTTGAACCATTCCTGGACAATCACTGGAAAGCCTAAAGAGTTCAAAGCAACTTCAAGTGATTCAACTGTGCCTTTAATCGAATGGTTATAAAGTGAAGTCTTAATCACTTGCCGTTTCTGTGCATCCGTCCAATCTTTATTCCAGACATCGACTGAACGTTCCCAAGCAAGCCATGGCAGTACTTCATCCGGAGCATTCAGCGGATCGTTAAAGCTGCGGATATTGATTTCAATATTTGAAACACGTGCAAATGCAGCTTCAAAATTCATTTCAAATTTTGTGGCATTCGGTGGCAAAAGCTTATTCATGCCGTTGCCCTCGTAATGTTAATGCCAGTGCAATACGCTACTTGTCCAAGGGAGGTATCAATATTGCCTGCTGGAGAAATCAGATTGACACGGCTGACACCAGGCTGATGCAATGCCTGGTAAATACCAGACAAAGAAACACCGCCATTAAATGCATGGGATTTCTGTGTATATTCTTCTGCTGCCTGATAACAGCTGCTTAAAATAATATTTTCGTCTGGACCTTCATCAATAAAGATTTCAGCTTCAATGCTGTAATTTAAAATTGATGCTGAATAGACAATTGGTTTATCAGTTAGCGGTCGCACAGACTTGGCATTCAGGGCTGCATCGACAATATTTAAAAGTTCTTCCGATGCTTCACCAGCTCCTTCTGTTGAAAGCACATAGATATTACAAATACCTGTTGGATTGTTGTCTTCATCTAGTGGGGCATATGGATAGATGTCTTTGACACGTGGATCTGCATTTAAGCCATGAAAAATATAAGATCCTTCACTTCCTGCTGTGGTCTGACCTTCCGGTGCAAGTTGCACACGTTTACGCAAAGACTCATTTGACTCGTAAACGGCAGGTGAACTTTCTGTAGCAGGGCTAATCAAACGACGCTGCAGGTTTCTTTCAGCTGCTTTGTGGTCCAGATCGGCACCTTCAGCATAAGCAAGCAAGACCGATCTAGCCTGGTCATTTGCATCCTGACGAACCAACATTTCACGATAGGAAGCAACTTCAGCGAGTTTCATGGCTGGATCTGATTCGAGTAAGTCAGGATAATCCGGTTGTATCACACGCATTTCCTGATAAAACTTATCTAGCAGTTCCTGCAGGATCGTTTCAAATTGAATTGTTTTTACGACGTCAGGCGGTGCAAGTAATGACAGGTCGATAGCCGTTAATGAGTTACTGCTCATGTTAAAGCTCCAACAATTAAAGGTATGTTCATGTTTAAACTTTCACCAGACTGGACGATGGTGCCTTCTAGATTGAGTACTGTTTTTCCTTGATTTACTTCACTGACATAAAGTCGACTGATTTCAACACGTGGTTCCCATAGCAAAATGGCGGTATAAATTGTGCTGCAGCATTTAAGAAAAAGTGCTTCGCTCGTCGGCTGGTCAAGCAAATTTGCAAGCTTTGTTCCATAGCGACGACGCATCAATCTCGAACCAATAGGCGTTGAAATTAGGTCAGCAAGAGATTGCTTGATATGTTCGATTTCAGTGAGTTGTTGTCCAGTTTCACGTGACATCATGGGATTGGGCCTCCAGAAGTTCCAGAACCAGGTTGAACACCCGAAGTTTTATGAGATTTAAGGCTAATGGCTCCTGCAGTAACATCGGCTTCTGTGCTGAATTGACCTGTCGAATGACTAGATCCTTGTACCAACTGACTGCCACCGACTGTATTGTTTCCGGTCATGGCGACACTTCCATTCACTTGAACATTCCCGTTAATCGTCGTGTCTCCATTAACCGTCACACCACCATCAGCAGTAAGCGTAGCTTTTCCACCTGGTGGTAAAATTGCAGTTAATTCATGACTGGCTACGTCATATGTAAAAATGCATCCATCTTCAAATACCCGAATAGTTTTATTTGGGTCATCAGAAGGTGACGGATTGTCCTGATTATTAAAGCCAGCAATGGCCACGCCCATTTCAAGTACACCAGACGGACTCAAAACCATGACCTCCTCCCCCACACTTGGTGGATCCCAGGTCTTGGTTTTGCCTGCTCTTAATGTCAGAAAACGAAGTTTCCCAGTCGTAATCGCGCCAATAGTGACGGTGACTGTCGTAAAAGGTTGATCAGGATATATAGCCTTGATGGTTCCGAATCGAATCAGGTTTTCAAGACGACGATGTAGTTCTGCGCTCATGCTGCAATCGTGTTGCAGATGATTTGAGAATGCATTTGATGTGGCTTGTATATGCGCTATATACAAATGATTTTATTTTGCTGCCAGATGCTCCAGCACATCCGCTTCAATCATTTTGATTTCTTCTTCGGTGAAACCCAGCAGCTCACGGCTGTCATACTTCACGCTTGGACCGTCCCGATCTACTTTATCCACCAAGCCAAACTGGTGAACCCTTGCAATAAAAGCAATACGGCCAGTAAAGCCAATTGCTATACCTTGTGCAGTGTGTTCCATCCTCATGTACTTAGCGTTTTTGATGACATTGAACATTTTGTTTTTAATTTTATTTTTCTTGTCACGCAGACGTTTTTTCCTTGGAACAAAGGCACTGCCATCCGGATTTTGCTGTCTGGTAATACGTGTTTTTTGGGATGCTCGGATTTTGCGTCCAATACTCATTTCCAGCTTGCGTCGTTCAGCATCACTGAGCTGCTGCAGCATTGCTCCCAGATATTCTGTCAGTAATTCTAAATCTGCCATGATAGTCCTTAATATTCTGGTGATGTCGAAGTCCAGGCTGCAAGTACTTCACCAGTTTGACTATCAATAAGCTGTATAGGTTGGGAATCTAGCGGTGTTTCATACTGAGGTTCATCCGGGAAAGTGACACTCAGCTTGCCATCATCCTGACGTTTTACAATGACGCGCTCAGTTACCGGGAAAGTCAGTGACAGATCCACGGTACCATTGTCTAAAATAACCGTTTCAAACTTAAAAGCTTCTTTGCTTTTTTCCAAGTTCATGAGCAGCTCGGACTGATTGACACGTACCCAGTCCAGTAAAGGAATCATGACAGCATCAAGTTCTCCAGCAAACTCAGTCAAAATAAAATTGAGATCATAGACATATTCAAATGAAAGCCCAGTTGCACCGGTGCAACGAACATTACCTTTGTCAGTAAAAATCAGCATACGTTCAGGATCTCGCTGCAGTTCTTTGACTGCAGCAAGGATATGACTACGAAGGCTATCGGGTTTTTTCATGTTGCTGTTCCTGGATCTGAATGATTGAATCGACTTTTGCAGCACAAAGTGCCCTGGCCAGTTCGGTGGTTTCTAATCCAAAAATTAAATCTTCATTAGTTTGAATATTTAATAAGGGCTTATTGCACCGGGTCAGTACTGGATAAAGTGGATTGGACTGTGTTTGCGTTTGTGGTGCCGGTGTTGTTGAACATGCTACGAATAGCATCGGGCACAGGCTGACTAGCCCAATTTTTAGCATCCTGATCATGATTCAAAATCTCTTTTATATTGATTTTTCGTTGTTCTGAATTCAGCTGCAGTTCATCCTGGGCTTGTTGCAAGTCAGCAATGGCCTGAGCCTGGCTGGTGATCTGTTCTTTAATGCCGTCAATGATGCTGTTTTGGGTATCGATCAGCTGCTGCTTTTCGGTGAGCTGGGTCTCCAACTGTCCAACTTTTTGATTCAAGCCGTTGTAATGCTTGATCCCAAAAACCAACGCCAGTGCAATGAGTAAAACGATGACCAACTTGGTGATTGGATCGAAAATTAAAGCATTCATGCTGCTTTTTTCTCCCCATAAATCGGTTCAAGGTGATCCCATTCTTTCTGGAATTTTGCTTGGTAGCCGAGTTTTTTATAATTTGAGCCATTGTACAATGTGAATACTGCTTCCCAGTTCTCAGCACGCAGCGCGTCAATCAATGCGACCTTTTTGCCATTCACGGTACCGGTTTTCCATTCAATGAAACGGATAAAAGCTTCCAGTTGTAAGGATTCACTGCTCTGCATCTGATCTACAAATTCAAAGACCGAGCTATAACCTAACTCTTTCCAGTTTTCACCCATGATCTGGAACTGGCCCCAGCTGCAGGACATGAGTGCTGCTTCAGCACAGATATTTTTTGCTAGGCTTAAACGGGTATATTCGGCTGTATCGCCTTTGTAGCCACCGGTTGCAGTGTTCACCAGATTTGGATACTGCTTCATTTGTGCATTGGCAAAGGTTTTACCTTTAAGCTGCACCAGGTAGTGATACATGCGGTGACGTTCAAACAGGATTTTGGCCTTGCCATTTTTCAGGAATCCGACACCACGACCTTCTGTAGCACCAAAGACACGAATGGCCAGTTCAGAGACTTTCAGACGTTTTGCAGCTGCTGTGTAGTCACTGTCTTTTAAAAACTTGGAAACGCTTTGATCAGACAGCGCTGCCCGGGTTTTATCTCCGACTTTACCATCGGCCAGAATGCCTACACTTTTTTGAAACTGCAGTACTGCATATTCAGTATTTGCGCCAAAGTCACCATCGGCTTTTAAGGCTTTACCATCTTTGCCTTTGAGTCCCAGGCTGATGAGCTGCTTCTGAATGCTGATGACATTATCACCACGTGCACCAAATTTAATAATCATGATGGACTCCAAATTAGTTTGGCCACATTACCTTTCGTACGCATAATGACGATTGCTAGCAGTACTGCAAAAATCGCATCCCATAGGGTAACTGGGTCTTTAAAGAACAAGATGTGAATGCATTGTCCTAAAAACGATGCAATAAGAATTGCTGCCAAGATGGAATAGCCACGATGAAAGTCTCCCCCATGGCTAAAACCTGCAATGCGGAAACCGCAGATCACGTAAGCGATTACGGCAATGATTTGAAAGATTAGTTCGATCATGATTTACCACCTTTAAAAATGCTCAAAAGGTCAGAAAGTTTTGCTGCTTTTACCCAGTCCATGACTTTGACCAGGATAAACAAGCAAAGGGTTGAGGTAATCAGAGCTGCAACAGCATCTGTTTTTAAAAATGTATGTTCAGTAATTAGCGGTGCACTGATATAGCCGATACCTGTTGCTAAAAGCATGTTGCGAATACGCTGAAAAGGCGTAAGGTCTTTTTCAAAAGTCGCAATGAATGCTGCCCCAAGTACTGCCCCGAGCATGGCATTTCCGTTGACAAGTGGTAGAAATGCAATTCCGGTTAATCCAGCAATCGTTGCTGTTGTGGTTGGTTCTGCCATTTTTTTAGTCCCATAGCTGGATGGTTTGTTTAATTTGTTGTGGTGTTTCTAGATCCGGCAGAATGACTTCAGTCCCCATGGGAAGAAATGGACCAAATGCAGCAATGCCTGGATTGGCTTCAAGTACTTTTTCCACCACTCCGGAACTTCTGCCGTATTCTCTCCAGCAGATCGCATCGACTGTATCGTTCTGATAGGCATTGATGGTTTTGGCCATTCGCTCTATTCCTTACAATCCAGATTTTCAGTGATTAAAACTTTGCAGGAATAGGTCGTTGGATTAATTCCACCTGACTGCGAAGATAGCGAAACTTCAACTTTTAAATTGTTCTGTGTCAGATCCAGACCTAACTCTTTGGCTACAGTGGCTAAAGCCAGCTGCTCTAATTCCTTTTGACCAAAGTTATAGCTATGCGAACGTTGATGTTTTTCGATTGAAGAAATATTCATTTTCATATCAACTCCACCACCGTATGGTTCTCACCTAATAATTGAAGAATTGCCCACTGCTTATTTCGACGGTAATCATCCACAGTGAGTTCTGCGTCTTCTGCTTTTTTGCCACCTGCATTTGAACTATCGTAATTTCGATAATTTTCATTGGTCTTTGCAGCAACACCATTGGCCACAGCTGACAGGTACAGATAATCCGTTTCAGGCAGGTCATTAATTTCAGAGGTTGATAAATCGGAAAGTTGAGCTGCTTTGTCTTTTAGACTCTTTAGCAGTCGATTTACATCGATGACTTCTTCAATGATGGCTTGCTGGAGTCTGGCATTTGTGACTGCTCCATCGATTCGGACGATTTCACGGATGTGATCCAAATCAACATTCGGATAAAACGAGTCACTCTTGATGACGATCTGGCTTGGTGTACTATTGCCATTTGCAACAAATCCCATACTGTCCCCTGCCGTTGTTTTTATTGAATATTTAGTGCATGGGTGGGAACAATGGGCTTAATGTGTATTACATTGTAATGACATCACCATTGTTCGCCCATGCGGTGCGTGGGCACTCGGTTAGGTCGGTTTGAATGACAAGTTGCCTTGGTCATCTACGACTTGCGAACCATCTGCATTGAGCAAAGGTTCAGCCTGTTTGGGTGTCTGTGGCGGGAACTTTTTCAACAATGTTTCCATGTTTTTTAAGTCCTGTTTGCCACCACATTTTTCATCCAGCTCAATGGCACGTTCCAAATACGCCTGGGCAGTTTGGGCAAATGTAATATCTGACTGGCTAGGTTCATCTTTGCTTTGGATCTGTTTGATCGTGGCTTTACCTAGCACAACCAGAAGTTTTGCTTTGACCTGGTCTGGCATATCTAAAACTTTTGCATCGATATCCGTGCGAACAACGAGCTGTTCCAGCTGCTGCAGTACTTCAATCTCCACTTCTGCATTGGTCTTGAGCTGCTTCAAAAATGCATTTGCAATTTCTTCAGTCACCAAGGTTGCAGTTTTACGTTCAAAGCGGTCAGGCATGATCATGTTATGCACGAGTGCAAACTCAGCCATTTCTAATGCTTTGGCATAATTTTCAACATCGATACACCACACCAGAACTGTCATGAACACGACATCTTGAACCGATTTATTGGCTTCAATAATTCCGTCTACATATGGCAGGTATGTTGGGACCAATGCTTTTTTAAGCTGGATTTTCGCTTCAGTAGATTGGATCTGCTTTAAGCGATGGCGGTCATTGTTGAGCTGGGCAAGTTGCAATTCATAAAATGATTGCTCTTGCATGGTGCCGAACTCAGCAGCCGTTTCGGCTGCTGCTTTAGCACTATGTTTTTGGAAATGTCGACGTGCTAATGACATAGGCTTATACCGATTCGATGTTTTCTGCTAATGCAGCAAGGCCTAGATCTTCGATGTAGTAATCTTCGTTTGAAGATTCATAGTTTTCGATCTGGTCACGTTTCGGGTTGTCGATGACAGTACGACGACGAGCACCTTCCTGAACGTAAATTGACAGGTTGTCGAAAGTCGTTACAAGGATGGTACCTTCAGGGAAGAATGGCACCGCATAAACAGGCAGGTTACCCATACGTTTCTGGCTGATAATGATATCTGCTGCCAGTTTTTCAGAGTTATCCTGGTCTTTGTTGACCAGTGGGAAGTACTTGTCTGAAACTGTTTTACGGTTACACAGTACAACCAGATCCGGATTGTCCTGGTGAACTTCATCAATCAGTTCACTGACCATATCCATGACCAAGGCATCGACATTGTGATAATCACCCGTTGCACCAATGGTAATTTTTCCATCAACATCACCGGATGACATAACACGTGCAGCATTTTCTTCACGCATTTTTTGCAGCCAGCCTTTATTCACATCCTGCAATTTCGGATTGGCAACAATGTCTGTGGTCGCTGCATAAGATGTACCGTTGAAACCGATCATGATACGGTCAAGGCCTTGGCGTTTTTGGATTTGACCAGAGAAACGTGCATAGAAATCTTTGAACTTCGCCCATTGGTCCAATTTTGCGTATTTAATCGCTGTATCAAAGTTGGTTTGACGACAGAAATAGAAACGCTGGTCCATAGATGATGGATCTACAGCCTGGCGGTCAGTAGTACCTGTATTGGTACGTGATGCTATCGGACGTGAAATGCCCAGGCCTACAGCTGCTCCAGACTGTTCTGGTACTAAGAAAATATTAATTTTCTGTAGGAATGCAGAAGACAACTGGATTTTATCTTCCAGTTTTTGTTGAACTGATGGCTCAACATTGAACTTTTGAGAAACTTTGTCAACGTTGTTCAATTTAGCCAGCTGCGCCATGGCAGCATTATATTTAGAACGTGTTTCGTTACGCATGATGTGTACTCTTTTTAATACTGGTAAGGGCTAGCGAACTGGATTAGCAATCAACAACTTCAGAGAATTTCGAATTGCCAGATTTAGGACGTGGGTCAGTATCCGGTTCACTGTCCAGCTTGCTTTTCAATTCGTTAAAGTCTTGTTTGAGCTGCTCATGCTCGGTATTTAAGGTATTGAAATCATTCTCAAGTTTTGAAACAGCTTGGCCTTGGTTTGCTGTTTCCTGAGCGATTTCAACAATGGCTTGTTCTTGTTCAGAAAAAGATTCCGCAGACTTCTTCTCTGTTTGTTCTTGTTTTGAGAATAGTTTTTTGACTTTATCGAGTAAGCCTGCGGAATAAGATTGCGGCTCTTTCACTTCTTCAAATTCAAGAGTGACTTCTTGAGCTGCAGTAAATAGGTTTTCTGGACGTTGTTTTTTGTCAGCAAATGGATTGACTTTAGCACCAGCTGCAAATTGAAGCATTTCGGTACCGAGTGATGCTGGACTGTCTGTTACAGCCATACCAATCAGATATGCTTTTCCAGTTTTCGCAAAGTTTTCGTCCACTTCAATTGAAGAATAAACTTTCTGTCTTTTCTTATTTATTGCAAGCAAACTTTCAGTTGGTTCGATTTGGGCGAACAAGGCATCTTTTTCTTCACCATTGATGGTGACTTTTTCAGTTTTTAATGCCAGGACATCGCCATACGCACCAAAAACGCTATCTGGTAGTATTCCGCGGATATGTTCGATATTGATACGTGCACCATAAGTATTTGGGTCGTAACTATCTGCCATTTGGATAATCCAATCGGATTGGATCTCACGACCGTCAGTAGTGTCACCAGCTACAGCAATACGAAACCATTTCGATTTGTATTTCTTTTCTTTGTCTTCTTTGCTCATTTGCAAACCTATTTATTAATCAGGGACGGATAAAAATCACGATTTTGAATAGGTGCAGAATGGGCAATCTGGCGCATGTACTGCAATTAAAGGGGCTTGTATATAAGCCATATACAAATAGGCTCGACTGATAATTAAGCCTTGTACTGCCAATGTTTGCACATTAAAGCAAACAGCAAATGGCAATGAATGACTTATCCCCTATAGCAAATTTGCACCTGATTATGGACAACAAACTCAAAGCCAAGTTTTTATATTGGCTTGGGTGGAAGATTGTCGATATTGCAGAAGTCCTCAATGAAAATGAGCGGACTGTTCAGGCATGGAAAACACGTGAAGATTGGGAAAAAGAGAAACCCGAAAATCGTGTCGAAAATGCCCTGTCTCTACGTTTAATGATGCTCATTCTTAAAAATAAAAAGACATCTGGCGACATTAAAGAAATTGATGTGTTGATGCGGGCTTATAAAGAATTTGCCCGAATTGAAAAATATCGCAACGATGGTACCGAAGCTGATCTGAACCCCGAGATCCGCAAGCGTAATACAGCACCACGAAAAAAAGTTCCTAATTCATTTACTGAAGAAGACATTGAAAATCTAGTCATTGCCTTTGAAGAAGGTCTATTCGAGTACCAATGGAATTGGTACCGAGCCATTGACCAGCGTTCACGTGTAATTTTAAAAAGCCGGCAGATTGGTGCCACTTATTACTTTGCCAGGGAAGCTCTGATTGATGCCTTAAAAACTGGACGAAATCAGATTTTCCTATCTGCTTCAAAAGCCCAGGCACATATTTTCAAACATTACATTAAAGCCTTTGCAGCAGATGTTTGCGGTGTTGAACTGACTGGGGATCCGATTGTTCTTCCGAATGGTGCTGAACTCTTATTCCTGGGAACAAACTATCGTACCGCCCAGGGTCATCACGGTAATTTCTATTTCGATGAATTTTTCTGGACTCATGGATTCAATGAACTGGAAAAAGTTGCATCAGCAATGGCTCTGCATAAAAAGTGGCGTAAAACCTACTTTTCTACTCCTTCTACAATTACCCATGAAGCATACAGTTTCTGGACAGGTGCGAGATTTAATAAAGGTCGACCAAAGGATAAACAAGTCAAAATTGATGTATCGCATGATTCATTAAAAAAAGGCCGTATCTGCGAAGACAAAATCTGGCGTCAGATTGTCACCATCCTGGATGCTGAAGAAGGCGGATGTGATTTATTTAATATTGATGACCTTCGTTTTGAATACTCTGCAGAAGATTTCCAGAACTTATTGATGTGCGAGTTTGTGGATGATGGTCAATCCATGTTCCCACTCAATATGCTGATGCATTGCATGGTCGACAGTTTAGAGCTTTGGTCAGATTTCAAGATATGGCATACACGTCCATTTGCAAACAAGCCTGTCTGGGTTGGATATGATCCGGCTTTAAGTGGTGACAATGCCGGGCTAGTCGTACTTGCTCCGCCAGCTGTTGCTGGTGGTAAGTTCAGAGTCCTAGAACGTCATCAGTTTAAAGGCGATGACTTTGCTCAACAAGCTGAACATATTCGCAGTATCACTAAACGTTACAACGTCACATATATCGGGATTGATACGACAGGTATGGGGGTTGGTGTTGCAGAGCTGGTTCGACAATTCTTCCCTGCAGTTCATGCCTTTAAGTATTCACCAGAAGTTAAGGCCCAGCTTGTCTATAAAACTTTAGATGTCATCCGCAATGGACGACTTGAATATGATGCAGGCGATAAAGACCTGACCCAGTCATTAATGAGCATCAAAAAAACAATGACAGCCAGTCAAACACAAATCACTTTCACTGCCGGACGTTCAGAAGAAATTGGTCATGCGGATCTCGCATGGGCACTTATGCATGCAATTTATAACGAACCACTGGCCGGTATAACAGAAACAAATACTTCTGTATTGGAGATTTATTATGAACCCTTTTTCAACAGCTAAAAGTTTAATGAACACAGCCTTAAACTTTTTACCCCAACCTTTGCAGCAAGCCATTCCACAAAAGACTGAAGCATTTTCATTTGGTGATGCGGTACCAGTATTGGATGGCCATGACTTATCAAATTATATGGAATGCTGGTTCAATGGCCGTTGGTATGAACCGCAAGTAAGTCTTGAAGGTTTATCAAAAAGTTGGAAATCTACACCTTATTTGAGTAGTGGCATCATTTTTAAGCGTAACTTTCTGGCCAATTTGTTTAAGCCCCATACCCGCATGAGCCGGCAGTCATTTGAACAAGTCGCATTGGACTTTATCTGGTGTGGAAATACTTACGTTGAAGATGTACGTTCACGACTTGGGAATACAATTGAATTTAAACCGGCATTGGCAAAGTACACTCGTGCTGGAGAACATAAAGGACAATACTTTTATTTAGATCAAGGTCACCGTGGGTATACAGAATATGAGTTCCCTCAAGACCGTATTTGTCAGATCCGAGAGACAGATATTGATCAGGAAATTTATGGTACACCAGAATATATTTCGGCCTTACAAAGTGCCTGGCTAAATGAATCAGCGACTCTATTCCGTCGCAAGTATTACAACAACGGATCTCATGCCGGGTTCATTCTTTATGTGAATGACCCTGCCAGTGATCCAAAGGATATTACTGCCCTTCGTACTGCATTGAAAGAAAGTAAAGGACCAGGGAACTTCCGGAATTTATTCTTTTACAGCCCGAATGGTAAAAAGGATGGTATCCAGGTCATTCCGACTTCAGAAATTGCTGCAAAGGATGACTTCACGAATATTAAATCCATTACCCGGGATGACACACTTGCTGCACTACGGATCCCACCGCAGCTGATGGGAATTGTACCGAGCAATGCCGGTGGCTTTGGTGATATTAAATCTGCAACTGAAGTTTTTTATCATAATGAAATTGTTCCGCTTCAATCACGCTTGCTGCAGTTCAATGAATGGGCCGGAGATGAAGTGATTAAGTTCAAAGAGTATGGATTGATTCAATCGAAATAA